TCACACAAAACGACGAAGCACAAAGCCCATTGCAATATGGAGATTTGTGGATTGACACAAGTGATTTAGAAAACTATCCAGTAATTAGTCGTTGGAGTTTGGTAAATGGTGCAGATCAGTGGGTCACTATTGATAATACCGACCAAACTACAGAGAATGGTGTATTGTTTGCAGATGCACGTTGGGCACCAAACGGTACAACCAATCCAATCACAGATCCTTACCCAACAATCGAAAGTTTGTTGACCAGCGACTATTTGGATTTAGATGCTCCTGATCCTAGCTTGTATCCACAAGGCATGTTGTTATTCAACACACGTCGTTCGGGCTTCAATGTCAAGAGCTTCCAAGTTGATTACTTCAACGCTACAACATTCCCTGACAGCGTATTGCCTACAGAAACAAATGCATGGGTAACAGCCAGTGGCAACAAGAACGACGGCAGTCCATACATGGGCCGCCAAGCTCAACGTGCCTTGATTGTACAAGCACTCAAAGCAGGCGTTGATACAAGCACCGGTGCTCGTGAAGAACAACGTGTGTTTAACTTGATTGCTTCCCCGCAGTATCCAGAACTGTTGCCTAACTTGGTAGCACTCAACAACGAACGCAACAACACAGCGTTTGTTGTGAGTGACACACCATTGCGGTTGGCACCAGAAGATATTTTACCATGGGCCAGCAATAACGACGGTCTTGGATTGTCAACAGCAGATGGCTTGATCACACGAGATGTTTACAGTGGTGTATTCTATCCAAGTTGCCAAACCACAGATACCACAGGTAGTGCAGTGGTACAACCACCAAGTCACATGATGCTTCGTACAATTATTCGTAACGACGAAGTGGCGTTTCCTTGGTTGGCACCTGCTGGAACACGTCGCGGTGTAGTTGATAATGCTGCACAGATTGGTTATATTAACAGTGTAACAGGCGAGTTTGAAAGCCTAGGTGTACGTCAAGGATTGCGTGACACACTATACGAAAACAGTATCAATCCAATTACCTTTATTCCAGGTGTTGGTATTACCAACTTTGGTAACAAGACAACCACCCAGGTAACAAGTGCGTTGGATCGTATTAACGTGGCACGGTTGATTGCATTTATCCGTGGACGTTTAGAAAGCATTGGTAAACAATTCTTGTTTGAACCAAATGACCAAATTACACGTAACGAGATCCGTAATTCAATTGATAGTTTGATGATCGACTTGGTAGCCAAACGTGGTATCTATGACTACTTGGTAATTTGTGATCTGACCAATAATACCCCAGCACGTATTGATCGTAATGAACTCTACGTAGATATAGCGATTGAACCCGTTAAAGCAGTTGAGTTCATCTATATTCCAGTTCGTATCAAGAACACAGGAGAGATTGCTGCAGGACTGGCGTCTTAATGCATAAGGTTTTTGGGGTGTAATAGCCCCAAAAACTACTTGAATAGATTACGATAAATAATAGTACACAGGAGATAACAAATGGCCGTTTCATCGCTTAGTAGAATGACAGTACCTTTGGCAAGTGACCAAAGTAACCCAAATCAGGGATTGTTGATGCCCAAACTCAAATACCGCTTTAGAGTGGTATTTGAAAACTTTGGTGTGAGCACACCTAGAACAGAATTAACCAAACAGGTTATGGACTTTACACGTCCAACTGTTACCTTTGAAAATATTGATGTTCCTGTGTATAACAGCACAATCAAACTTGCTGGCAAACACAGTTGGGGCGACCTTACATGCCAAGTGCGTGATGATGCCGGCGGTACAGTTTCTAAGTTGGTTGGCGAACAGTTACAGAAACAACTAGACTTCATGGAGCAATCATCTGCTGCTAGTGGTATCGATTACAAATTCCTTACACGGTTTGAAGTATTGGACGGCGGCAATGGCGCATATGAACCAATTGCTCTTGAAACTTGGGAAATTTATGGTTGCTACTTACAAGAAGTAAACTACAACAATATGGACTACGGCGAGAGTGCTGTGGCTACAATTTCCATGACCTTGCGTTTTGACAATGCATTACAAACCCCAACTGGTAGCGGTATTGGAGCTACTGTTGGCAGAACCGTTGGTGATGTTGCAACAGGCGCTGGTACTTCCGAAACTACAATCTAAACGATTATGAGTTTCGGCCAGGATTTCCTTCAGGGGTTCTTTGGTGTCGATGGTCTTAAAGATTATGCGCATGCATCCAAAATCTTTAGGACCAATCAGTACGAGTTACTGCCTCGTTATAAATTTCTTTTCCACGTGTTTTTTAACATCAACACTGGACAAATTCCTGCATTACAGAAGGTGTTTGGTAGCGGTGATGTTGCCACAGTTGGACTTGTAGTCAAGTCCGCACAATTACCAAGCTACACAATAAATGTAGAAACAATGAATCAATACAATCGTAAAAGATTGGTTCAAACTAAACTAGATTATAATCCTGTACAAATTGTTTTTAACGACGATCAAGGAGACTTGATTCGCAACATGTGGTACAACTACATGAGTTACTACTACAAAGACACAGCCAATTCATATCAAGGAGCTGCAGTAACTGACGGAACCATTGGACAATTGGCCAGCATGCAACAAGGGTTTAGTTACAACACCAGAGACACCTATACCAACAGCCGTCCAGTCAACGATTGGGGATATATTGGTGAAAGCTACTCGGATGGATTAAAAAACATTGGTGCTGGCAAAGAAGGCGGTAAACCTGCATTCTTCAGAGATATAACCATATACGGTCTTAGTCAAAAAAAGTATGCAAGTTATACATTGATCAATCCAATGATCACCGAGTGGCAACACGACACCTATGATTATACCGCGGGTGGCGATATAATGACACATACTATGAGTATTAGATATGAAACAGTCAAGTATGGTAGTGGCGCAGTGGGCGGCGCAACTCCTAGTAATACTGTAGTTGGGTTTGGTGATCCTAATCGTTACGATACAGTTAAGAGCGCACTGGCACGTCCAGGCTCAACTGCCACGGTGTTTGGACAAGGCGGCCTAGTAGATGCGGTTGAGGGAACATTCTCAGACTTAGCAGCATTGGCAAGTGGTCGCGGTGGTGTGCAAAACATACTTGGTGCCATACAAAAAGCCGGAACATCATATGAAACATTCAAAGGCAAAGATCTTAAGAGCCTGGCCAATACAGAACTTCGTCAATATGCTCAAGACGCTGCCAGACAGGTGTTGCCAGCCGCAGTAAGAGTTGCTATGAACAGTGCTAATGGAATGGTATTTCCAAAAGCCGCCGGTCCTGCCATTGGATTAAATGGACAAACCACAGTTCAGTTGCCAACTCCTACTCAATCATTACTTAATAATCAAGGACGGTAATCATGGGATCAGTCAACAGTATCAATAACAAGATTGATCAAACCGTACAAATTTTTGACGAGTTCTATGCATATTCTGCCAACGTTCCTGCACAAGAATATGATGCAGTGTTTAGTTATTTAAACAGTGTGTTTGGCACAGCCGAAGCCGCAGGAAATTTTGCTGTTACCTTGTTCAGAATTGCAGAACAAAGCGACATTCCTGTAATGACATTATTGCAACAAATTCAAGGGCTTGGTGTGCCAGAGTTAACACTGACATTGGCTTATTATCTCAACGGCAACAGAAGTTCTAGTACCTTGCTAGGACTCAATGCACCAACTACACCAAATTACTACGCCGCACACAACATTCGATTATGAGCAAATTTGCCCAAGGCAGTTATCAAATTCTTAATTCAGACAAGTATGTAGGCAAAGGTACTCCTAGATATCGCAGTGGTTGGGAACACGCATTCATGCGTTTTTGCGACACCAACGATCATATCCTTCAATGGGCCAGCGAAAGCGTTAGTATACCATACCGCAATCCAATAACTGGCAAGTCCAGCATGTACATACCAGATTTTTTAATCACATATCGTACCAAAAACAATCAAGTTGTAGCTGAGTTAATTGAAATTAAACCCAAAAAACAAAGCATTATTGAAAGCAAAGCCAGCGCAAAAGAACGAGCAATTGTGGCTGTTAACTATTCCAAGTGGGATGCTGCCACCAAGTGGGCTCGTCGAAACGGACTGACCTTTAGGGTTATTAACGAAGATCAAATATTTCGTAATGGGCGAAAGTAGCAACCTCCGTTAAAATACGGTAAATACGCTATGACTCGCAAACTTGAAGACCTTTTTGATTTACCCAAAGCTGTTGATCAATCCGACCCTGCAGAAATTACAACAATACCTGCAACACAGTCGGCTATAGTAGACATCAATGATACCATTGATAAAATTGATCAGGCACTTCCGGCAGTTAAAGGATTAGATGCTAGCGACCAGGAAATGGACGACATTGCTAGTAAAGCGCAGGAGACGTTTGATAATCTGATGGATCTTGGGTTTAATGTAGACAGCAGATATGCTAGTGAAATCTTTGCAGTTGCAGGCGCCATGTTAGGGCATGCGCTGACAGCTAAAACAGCCAAACTTAATAAAAAACTCAAGATGATTGAGTTGCAAATGAAAAAAGTCAAATTAGACCGTGATGTACAAGGCGACGAACCATCACAAACAGCACACGGCCAGGTGCTGAGTCGTAATGATCTTTTGGAAATGCTCAAGGGCGCAAATGACCAAAAGAACAAAGAAGCATAAATATCATATAGGAAAATAATATGAAACATTTCAAAGATTATCTAACAGAAAGCGAACGAACCTACAATTATCGCATTAAATTTGTAGGTGAAGCACCAGCATACTTCTTAAAAGAGTTAGAGGAAAAATTAAAACAATTTGACATTGTTAAAATTTCTGCTCCTAAGACTACGCCTGTGCAGTTGAAACCAGCAGACTTTCCTGCATTTGAAAACGACCGAGTGACTCACATGGATGTGGAATTCCGCTATCCAGCAATTGAGCCACAAGTTCAACAACTTGCTCAACTTCTAGGACTTGATCCAAATCGTATTCGTATGTTAACTGTGCCGTATGAAGATAGCATGGCAGAAGAAAAAGAAAAAGTTGAAGATCAAAACAAAGATTTGTTGACTGACACAGATTATCCTGCACCAGATGCTGAACAAAAGGCACTGAGTAAAGACTATTCGGCCAATCCATATCAACATGCGGTGTTGAAAAATACATATCGCAGTGACTTCACTGTGGCCGGTGGTAAGACACCTCCTGCCAAAACAACAAATGATTTACCAATGGGCAATAAAAGTCCAATGACTAAAGTAAGTCGTCCACCAAAGCCAGCCACTGGCGCAAACCCAAGAGGATAATATAAATGAGTTTTTTTTACGACCTAAATGCAAGATTGGCCAAACTGGCTGCTAAACAAGACGCTAAACAAATTAGCGAAGATGCTAAAGCTACTGCTCCTAAGAGCAAGCTGGCAGAGTCATTAGATGTAGCCGAAGCCGGTTACAGTGCCAAAGCTGGCCGTGCTGGCAAAGACCTAGGTCAGCCAGGCAAAAACTTTGGCAAGATTGCCAAAGGTGCTGCTGAGCGTTATGGTTCTAAGGACGCTGGTGAGCGTGTGGCCGGTGCTGTGTTGAACAAGTTGCGTCATCCAAAAGAAAGTGAAATGGATGAAAGTGCATTCCAAGCAGCTATTGGTAAAAAGAAATATGGTGATGAGGGCATGAAGGCCTTGCAAAAAGCCGGACGTGAGCATGCCAGCGACAAGACTATGAGTAACATTCGCAACCGGTATGACAAGTATGACGAAAGTCAAGGAATGACCGACGAAGGTAACGCATTTACTGGCGCCTTGGCTAGTACACCAAAGGGTGGTAAGTTTAAAGTAGGCAACAAAGAATTTACAGATACAAGTAGTATTGAGGAAGCCGACATTGTTGGCTTTGAGACAGCAATGACCCCAAAGCAAAAATCATTTGCTAAGTTAGCTCCTCCCACAGACAAGATTACATTTGCTGACAAGATTGCTGGCGCTAAAAAAGAAGTTGACGAAATGTTAGGCGATGTTGCAGCCGAAGCAATCAAAGGTGCAATTGGCAAAAAGAAAGAGCCACGTAGCAAAGGCACAGCATTTGACGCTGACTTTATGAAACAACAACAAGCAAAAAAAGATGCTGAGTCACACAGTCGTTATGACGTACAAGACACTGGCTACAGCAAGCGTTATACTCGTAAAGCAGTTGACACAGAAATTGACACCGACGACGAAGCTAAAAGCGACGAGCCCAAGAAAAAAGGCCGTCCAAAATCTGCAAAACCAAAAGATCAAGAGACTGTGACCAAAGGAAGTTGGAAATATAAAATGGTCAATGGCAAGCGTGTGAAGAAAGAAAAGACCGAAGAAGATCTTGACACCGACGGTGTTATGATGACACGAGCAAGCAATATGAGCAGCGAAGGTGTTGATCATGGCGAGTATGATCGTGAAGGCGACATGGCTAAAGAGCAGATGCACACTATTATGAATGCAGCCAAAGAATTGCATCGCATACTCAAAGACGAAGAAAACTTGCCAGAGTGGGTACAGAAAAAAATTACATTGGCCAAAGAGTACATTGACACAGCCCGTGATTACATGTTGTCACAGCATGCAGAGCGTGCCGAAGAAGAGCCTATT